AAATCTTTTTTGAGCCATACTTTGTAGCTTATTATGTGTAGCAGTTGATACTGATACTGATTTAAATCGACTGATATCTGGCATTTTGCCCTCCTTTAATTATCATATTCTATGGGACTATATAGAGCAAATATTAGATTTGACAAGAGATTATTTTAATTTATTATACAAAAATCTTCTCACCTTCATATGTCGGTAGCTTTTCTAAGCTGCCGGCATTTTTTTGTTGGTTTTTGGGGCTAATTTCTTTTTATGGTGTAGGCGTCTTCTAAATAATTAAATACAACTTTTCCATTCATATATTGAGTGTGATTAGCTTTACACGTTAAACATTGATAAACTCTGCTTGTTTCATTTCCTGTTATTAAACGTATAAAAGGAACGTAAGCACTACACTGTTCGCATACTCCTAATGTAATCTCTACTGGATCTTTATTGCTGTATGTCACCCCACGTATCTCCTTCGTCGTAGTCTACTTTATTTGGGACACATAGTTTTTGTGCCTGCTCCATAATTTTGCAAATTTTGTTCGCCTGTTCCATATTCTCCACTGATATATCAAGCTCGTCATGTATTTGTATATGGGGAATCACCCCCTCTCTGTACAAGGCCAACATAGCTTTTTTTGTCATGTCCGCAGCTGATCCTTGGATCAACTTGTTCAAAGCTTTGTACGTGAACGCGCGTTTAATCATACCGCTACCATTATATTCATTTACAGCATCTTCATATGGTAGTGGTTTTTTTACATTAAATCCATGTGGCTCCCACATATCGAAGTGACATACACGACCACCTATAGTTCTTATTCTTCCTTTATGATTGGCTCTTTGAGAAACTTTCTTACTTAACCCATGAACAAATGGAGCCATCTGTTTATAGGTGTTCCATATATTTTCTGCCTCTTCTTTAGTAGTACCTAATTCACCCATTAATTTATTCTTACCCATTCCATACATCATACCAAGATTAATTGTCTTTGCTTGTTTACGTTCAATATCTGCCATGTCAGCTACCATCTGGTGGAAGTCTGCTTGTCCTGCATTATACTTTTCTACGATTTGTTCTACACCTGGTATAGGAGGATCATAGGCCTGCGCAAAGTGAACCAATATTCTAGGCTCTTGTTGAGCATAGTCAAAACAACCCCACTTGCATCCTTCTTCTGGAAGAAATATAGATCTAATCATAGGGCCTATTATTTTATGCTTCGCTGGTATCTGTTGTAAGTTAGGATTAGCATAACTAAATCTACCGGTGACAGTACCACCTTGATCAGATCTTAGTTGATTAATATTTGCATGGATACGTCCGTTGTGTGCGTGTTTAGTTATAGAGTCTATAAAAGTTGAATGTGCTTTATTATATTCTCTAGCTACAGATATACTTTCTACTAGATCATTATTATGATGCTTCATAAAGTTTTTGGTAAAACTAGGTTGCCCAGTAGGTGTTTTATCATATTCTATATTTAATTTATCACACATTTCTTGTATTGAAGAAGCTGCCCATATATCTAGGTCTATACCTGTTTCTTTTTTAATATTATGTAATATTTTTTTCTCTCTATTTTGAAAATCCTTTTTAATTTCTGCTGCTTTTTCCAGATCAACGCGCACACCTTTAAAAGTCATGTCAACTAACATAGGAAACAAATTAGTTTCTAGTTCTAGAACATCATTTAAGTCTTGTTCCTGTATTTCTTTTTGTAAAGCATCCCAAAGTTTTAAAGTTGCTTCCGCATCTCTCTCAGCATACTCACCCACATACATTGCAGGCATTTTCTGCATTTCAGACTTGGCATTAATACCCGTCTCGTTTGCATATTGTCTAAGGATAGCTTCATCTTTACCTACATCTAAATAATCTTTTGCCAGTGAGTCTAGAGTGTATCTAAATCTATTCTCGTTTACCAATGAAGAGGCAATCATAGTATCAACTATTTTTCCTTTCATCTTAAATCCGCGGGCCGCGATCCACGATACGTCGTACATTGCATTATGAAATATCTTAGTAGTTTCAGGTTGTACTACATTCTTATCAAACCATCTAAACACTAACCCCGGATCGAGATTACCTCCAGCATGAGCAATAGGAAGATAACCTTTCCAACCATCAACAGCTACAGCTATACCAATGATTTCTCCATCACCTCTGATGGCTCCTGGTCCTAGTGTAGTTAAGTTTGGGTCGTGTGTTTCTAAGTCGATGGCTATCTTAGTAGCTCCAGTTAGGTCCGGTAATTGTTGAGGAGAGTTCCATTCTGTTTTCGTGGCGAACATATCCCTTTGCTTCATTTATATTGCTCCTTTAGTTTATTTAAAAACCAAATAGCTTTATCTAAATCTTCAATGGGTTTTTTCTTATACTCGTGACGCCAAATATATTTCAACGCCGAGCCCTGTAAGTAGTATCGAAAGCCATAGCCTTGGCATGACTTGATAGCATCAATGCATTGAATGTCGCCTTTGTTGTAATGTGACGGATAGTTTACCGGGTCATGCTTCTTCTTCATTTAAGATTTCTTTTTGGCGGCTTTTTTCAAAGTTTCCCGCGCTAATAAATCATTAAACGGTAGAGCATAAGCTAACTCATATTTTCTAGGATCTAATAAAATTAACTGGTCTGTAGCTCTGGTCACTGCAACATAAAACTTTCTATGCGACTCATTGCCTCCATACATTTTCTCTCCCCATGAAATGTCTCGGTAAAGAATTACTATGTTTGCTTCAGCCCCTTTAATAGAACTAATAGTAGAAATTCTAACTTGAGAGGGATCAGTAAGTTTCCTGCCAGAGTCTAATACATTTTTTATATATTGAACCTCTTCATCTGGTAGTTTTAAAAAAGATTCATCCCAAGGAGCATCAGTTAATAAACCATACTTCTCCATACACTCTTTTAAAGTATAGCTTTGTAAATCCTCTGGTGCTTTCTTACCTGATTTAAATCCGTGTTTAACATTAGTCTTTAGGTAACCATAAATATTTTTTATTCTATCACCTGTAAGTGTGTACCCTTCTCTAAATCTTGCCCAATCATCGATAGCATCAATCTTCTCCACATTCATTGGTTTAGAAGTTCGACTATCATACTTGATGCCTGCTTTTTTAAACTCACTAATAGCCTCTTTTAAAGTGTTATTAGTAGCTGCCAAAACTAACAAGGTCTTACTTCTGTGCTCTTCCATGTGGGCAGCCACTGCTGGCATGATACTCCCTAAGGTCACAGCCCTGCTTATTGTACCTTCTTTATCTACTGGTAAATAAGTTTTAGGAATTCTCTCATCATCCTTAGTAATAATTCTTTCTGCTAAGGCGTGCATCTTTTTTGGTACCCTAAAAGATTGTGTTAGTATTTCTGTTTCAAAATCTTCTCGTGTATTAAAGGATCTAAACTTTTCTATGCTGGCTCCGGCCCATTTGTATATAGCTTGGTCATCGTCACCTGCTATATGTACTTCGCCTGCATTTTCTATTAGTCTTTCTATACAATCCCATTGTATTAAACTTAAGTCTTGTGCTTCATCTATAATTAAAACTTTAAATGAAGGAACAGTTTCTTTTTGTGCAAACTCTAATAAGAAATCATTATAATCATACAATCCTTTTTCTTTTTTAAATTTTGTAAGTTCTTGGTCCAGTAAGTAAGCAATGTTTTTTCTTAATCTAGAATCACGTTGGTTATTAAAAGCTTCTTCTATAGTCTGTTTACAACAGACAGCTTTATTTACTAGAAACAAATAAGGGTTTTTTGTATTTAATAATTTACCCTCTTTATCAAATGGATCCTCCCAATGATTCATTTTAACACTAATAGAAAAAGGAATTTTTCTACCGAGCTCTGAGTACTCATTATATTCCATAATATTATCTCTTATTATTGGGCACTCTGCTAATGCTAGAGAGTGCAGTGTTCTAAAATTTTCAAAAGCATTAGGAACATTTGTAAACTCAGGAAATGTTTCAAGAGCTCTACCTTTTGCTTCGTTCGCAGCAATTTTAGTGAAAGAAATATAAGCTATATCTTTTGGGTGTATTCCCTCAGCTATACATCTTTTAACTTGTTGGATTAAAGTATAAGTTTTACCTGTGCCCGGAGGGCCTATCCAAAATTTGTTCATTTTAATTCTCCTTATTTAAATTTCTCATATTATATTTTAATTAGATACAGTAGTAAGTAAATTACAACAAATGTCAAAACAAAAATTTCATACTGTGGTTTCATTTAATCATATATGCTATATATGCAAGCATGTTGACTCATGTTGACTCATATTAACCCATATTGTTTCATATTAAAAGTTGCACCCTTGTATTTGTAGGTACATAGTCGTACATAGTTGTTTCATTAAAAAGGACTGTCGTCATAATCTACCTTACTTGATTTAATTTCTAGTTTCTTAAATGCTTTAATCAATATCGCAGTTCGCTTACTAGTTCTTACCTGTATTCTTTTTTCCTGTTTGTACAGGTCTAGAGTAGCTAATATATTTGAAGTAGCAACCTTCCCTTCAGTCCAACCATTCCTTTTAATAAAATCAGTAAAGTCTTTAGCTAAAAAATATGTTATACCTTTCTTCTCATCAGTATATGAAACGTGATTTGCAATATCATCTAACTCATTCCCAGTAGAAATATTTCTTGTAAACTCTAATAAAAGTTCTCTTAATTGGAAAGAGGGAGTCATAGATTCTATTGCTTTTACTGATCTGAGAGCGCCTGGAGCAGAGAGAGGAGTAACATTTTCAGATATCCATTTCTCCATCGTAGGCATCCTAGCTATCGCAATATCAGCTTGTTTGAATACTTCAAATTTAAATAGTCTAGGCTCCATTAACTGTTCTCCTGTAATTTTTATTCTTTTATCATTAACGTTTAGAAAATATAATGGTTGCTCGGAACATATTTTTGTTAGGTCTTTAAATTCTGGTAGTTGTATATCTGTTTCATTATAGCCTACTCCAAATGGACACTTACTACATTTATAAGCTTCACATACAGGTTTTAATGGAGCTTCTTTACATTTGTATTTATAGTCTTTCTTTTCTAAAGACTTCTGCAAAGCAACAACCTCTTGAGAGCCTAATGGAGGAACAATATGTTTTGTATTATCTTTATCCATCATCTCTTGCCAGTTATCTGGATTTGCTTTTTTTCTATAGACACCAATACTATATAAAGCATTGTTCCTAGAGCCTTGAGTAAACCCTTCCTTTGCTAATTTATTTAAACAAGGAGGACCATCTGGGAATGCCTGCTCCTCTTTTGGTTGAGTTTTTATTTTTATAGATTCAATTTCTTCTTCGCTTTGTACACATTCATCGTACATAGAATAGAATTGTTCTAAAGTAGCAGA